CTGATTGACATCAATAGTTCCAATGGAATCAAGTTGGGATATTTTCTTGTTAGACATAACTTTCTATCAAACGACCTCCATCCTCTTGGAGCAATAAAAATGAATCCTCAGTTAATAAGAAAGCAGCCGTCAACGCATCTACTTCATAGTTCTTCTTGACATCATCCACGCTTCTCTCAAACCCCATATCACGATTCGTGGTGAATGTTTTCTTGGTGAGTGATACTTCGTGTTCAACGCCCATATCACGATTCGTTGTGTAGATTTTCTCGCTCACGATACCTGATAGAATAACTCGTTGTTTAACAATGGAAGAACTTTCAATAATCCCGTTTCAACCAACTCGTCAGCCAATGAAGGATTCAAATTGTTAGATGAAATTTGTGCATAGATCTTGTACTCGTGTTCACCGACCTCCAAAGTTTTGGCATCCGTTACACCTTCATCAAACAAAAACTTGTTGTATCGTTCTTTGAAAGTGGATGTGTCAGTCAATATAAAATTCTTGACCGCATCAGTTTGTCTGCACTTCATACTAAATAAAAAATACGGATTTGCAATCGTGACTTTTTCAGTCAAGGTCACATACCAGTATTCAGAATCTTGCTTAGTTACTTGGAGCATCTACCTAAAATAGCGACTTGTCTTTTATGTAACAAAAAAGGGTGAGCAAATGCCCACCCCCTTTCTCTATGAATCAAGCAGAATTAAATGCCCAATGTTGTGATCACCGATGCTTGTACCAAGAATGGTGCTTCAGCTTCAATGGCGGATAGAGTCACCTCATATCCAGTAGAGTCACCCATCGCAGTTCCTGTGTTGCTGACCATTGCAGTCACATCACAACCCAAGTCCTTACCGGCTAACCAATACTCATCATTGTTGGTTTTAACGATGCAATAACAACGACCTTGTGCAAGAAGTTTCATCTCGTTGCGTTTGGTAGTTGACAATCTGCGAAGTTTGAACGCAATGTCAGCTTGGTTGAAAGATGTGCCGTTTTCAATGCTCACATTTGTGGTGTTTGTCATTGAGCCGGTTGCTTTCGGTAGCTCGTAAGTGTATACATCACCGCTCACCACAGTTGTTGCAGTAACTACACCACTAACAACGGTGAACTTTGAAGCAGTCCAACTAATCAGATGGATGCTTTTAATTCCACCGATTGCTTCCTTGCAATCAAGTGTAAATCCGGAAGTCAGCAGACATGCCATATAAATTTTTTAGATTAAAGGGTGAAATAAACAACTTCAGCTGGGAATGCAACTTGACATCCATAAGCAAAAGTCAAACGGAAACGAACTTCATCGTTATCTTGAGAATACCAAATCTTCACATCCTCTTCTTCGTTTGCAAGGTCAGTACCTAAGAAGAAGTTAGACAAAGAACCGGCAACAATCTTGTTTGTTCCATTCAAACCACCAACGGCAATCAAGGTCATGTTAGTACCAGGATAAACCATTTGCATTTCAGTTGCAGCATCAGCTATATAGTGAAATAAATTGGCGTTCTTCAAGTTTACCAACATCAACTTGTAAGCGTCAACACCCAAGAAACAAACTAAGTCAGTTTTGGTTGCAACGGCAGCAGGGATGTTTGCATATACTTGATCCAAGATATCATCAATGTTTGCAGAAGTTACAGTTGTGAAAGTTGTTGGGGCAGCGTTTGCCAATGTTGGAGATGCACCAGAGATAATCTTCAACAAACCATCAAAACGGTTGATGTTAGGATTACCTGAAGTGGTATCACCTTGCCAAATTGCAGTTTCTAAAGTTTGTGCAATCACGGCTGCTTTCTCGTTACCAATTTGCTCCTCAAAAGGAATCATTGTTGGTGAACCGGGCATGATTTGTGTTTGCATCCACTTTGCTTCCAATGTCTTTGGGCAAAGAGTTTCTTCAACTTTCACAGCACCAACGGTGATGGTTCTTTGTGTGAAGGTAGTTGTTCCGCTTGGGTTGTATCCACAGCCATCAGCTTGAAAGAATACAGTTGAAGCAAGAATGTTCAAGGCAGCAGATGATTTAACACCTACCTGCACTTGGTTAGCAGCGTACATCGCAGCAGCAGTTTTGCCGCTGAACAATGCTTTAACCAACAAATCTGTTGATTGTTCGTTGTTGTAATTAACGAGAGATCCGACTGAAAATGCCATAGTTTTAGTTTATTTATTTAGTGAGTTTTTTAATCTTTTCAATGCTTCAAACTGATCATTCTTCTTGTTTGAAACGGGAGTTTTTGTTGGTTCTTCTGAAGGCAAGTCAGCAACTTTCTCGATCAAGTCGATTGCTTTGCTCATTGCTTCTTTGTGTGTGTTGTTAGATGCAGTCAATGTTGCCACCTTAGCAGTCAATTCAGCGATTGCCGTTTCCATCTTGGCAACTACTTCGTTGAATGCACTTACTGTTGCGAACTCTTCGGCTTCAACTTCAATCTCAACTTCAGGTTCAACGATTTCAGTAACTAAACCACCAACGGTTGTCACCAACAATCCACCTTCAACTTCGTGTGTTGCATCAGGTGCTGGGATATCACCCTCAGCAGTTTGAACGAAGATGGCAGTTCCGATTGCCAATTCACCTTCGTAAGAGATTACAGTCCCATCAGTCAAAGTGGCAGTTGCCATCTCAACTTTGATTTCTTCGTCAGAGAATCCAAGCATAGTGCGGATTTCTTTCAATGTTTCTTTTGCGTTCATTTGTTATATAATTAGGTTTTTGTTTTAAGTGTTGCAATTTTATTTGCCATTCCATTTGGAAAGCAAGGATTTCATCTGCTCAATTAGTTGCTCATCAGCATCAACCGGGAAGTCAAAAACACCCTCAACTGAGAATCCTTTGAACTCGCCTGACTTGACTTTTGACCACACTTCTTCGTTGTCAATAAGGTATGAAACAAACCAAGAACCATCGGCAACCTCTTCAAATCCCTTCGGTGGCATCACGCCTCTTTCACGGTCTATGATGTATGATTCAAACAAGCTCACGCCATCTGCGATGGGTGTTTTGTGGTGAGTGTTCACCGCATCGTACTTGTTCCCTCTTGCCCACTTCTTGGCAATTTTGAAGATGCTCTCCTTGTCAAATACCACATAGTATTCACCACGCACATCGTCCCTTCGGTAGATGGGTAGATCAGCAATCATTGCTGCACCTGTAACGATGCGTTTCTCTTCATCCTTGATTTCAAACCTTTGGGTGATTTCTGCAAATGCAAGAAAGTCCTTTTGTATGGCTGGAGTTTCTACCAAAGAAACGAACTCAATGCCCGTTTCCTCGTCAAACTCGTTGATGTCTAATTTGTAAACTGGTAACTTCATCTTTCTTAAATAGCGTTATTTTACAACGGATACTTTTTTGGTGGAATCTACACGATCACTTGTCCTTCGGATATCCCCTTCAGTCACGAAAACTTTGGTATCAAATCCGGTTACTGTTGGAAGTGTTGAACTTACTTTGGGTGCTGCCATTTGCGGAGCTCCTCCTCCACCCATTTGTGATGGTGCTGATGCTGCCCCACCGCCTTTGCCACTCTTCAAGATTGCTTTTGCCTTATTTGCTGCTCCCAACACCGCAGCAATTTGCGATGCGTAGAATATAGGGAATGCAAATGGTGCCGCTGGTCCGGTTGCCTTTGCCCCCTTTTGTGCGATGTCCAATGCGTTAATAAATCCAACACCCGTACCGATTGCAATGTCAACCAATGCTGCGGCTTTTGCTGCATCACTACCTTCTTTGAACAACCCACCAAGTGCCGTGATTGCATCCCTTGTTGCTTGAACCATTTTGTCCTTTGCATCTGCCAATGCTGCTTCGTTGGCAAGTTGATCGGCAACCGCTTTTGCATTAATATCGGCAATTGATTTGGCTTGTTCGTCAGCAATTTTGACGGCTTCGTCTGCTTTCTTTTTATTGAGTGCAAGTTCTTCCGCATCCACTTCCGCAGTTGCAACAATTTCCAAGTCCTTGTATTTTTGACGAATTAACGCAAGAGCTTCTTCATTCCCGGCAACTGCAATCTCTTCTTGAATTTGTGCTTCTTTTAACGCTGCAAGTTTGTTCTCATATCCGATTTGAATTCTTTCTTCATCGGTTGTTGCCATTGCCAAACGGCTTTGTCTTGCCGCTTCATTCGCTGAAAGTTCTGCCGAAATCACCTGGTCAAGATGTTGCTTTCTCGCTGCTTCAAGTTTGGCTTGTCTATCCAGTTCGTCTTGTATTTCCTTTGCAATCCTTGCTTTGCGTTTGGCTTCTGATTCTTTGTTGGCATCGGTTTGTGCTTGTGCTTGAGTTGTGATATACTTGCCTTCTTCAACTTCCAAGATGTCCAAAGCATTCTTAGTGTCAAGAATTATCTTGCCCCATTCCTTCTCCGTGTTCTTGCCGTAGTTTGCACGAGCTTGTGCTAAGTCATTAGTCAACTTCTCCCGTTGTTTGCTAAATGCACCAACCTCATCTCCTCGTGCTTTTAAGAGTGCAATCTCTCGGTCAAGTTGCTCATTTGATTTTGCAGTTGTCTTGTTCAACTTGTCTAATGCTCTATCTTGTGCAGATGTCACACCAACAAAATCGGTAAACTGCTGAACTAATCCACCAATGAAATCCGCCATCTTGCCAAGACCAGGAATCAAACTCATCACGGCTTTTTTGAGTGTATCAAAATTGGCAATGATTAATGTCAAGGCAATGCCAATCGCCCCAAATGCAAGAGTAGACATATTGCCCAACGCTTTGAATGCGTTAATCACACCACCTTTGATGTTTCCTGCAATTGCCGTGAATTGTTGTTGTACTTTTCCAAGACCTTCAAGACCATCGGCAAGTGCCATCGCACCTTGCAGTTTGACCATTGTCTTTTCCAAGTCCTTTGATTGATTGCCGAACAACGCCATTGCCCCTTGTGCGGCTTGGAATCCACGAGCAACACCGGAAACAACAGTTTGTAATTGTGCGAACTTGTCGGGATTGACCGCTTTCACACGATCATTGAAGTCATCCATCCTATCACGAGCAGATGCAAGTGCCGCTTCTGCCTTCCGTGCTTCGGGTGAGAATTCACCAAACTGCATTACCGCCTGTTGGGCTTCGATGGTTAGTGCCTTTATTTCCGCCTTCATTGATTTGAAGTCGGGCTTTTTGACGGTTAAGTCAATCGTTGCGTTTAGTGCCATTAGTGTCCTTCTGCTATTATGTAAAATTGAACGCCATCAGTAGTGATGACATCGTATGAATGATGTGCTGTTTGTGTGTGCGTGTCGCTGCCGTCTATTTGAGCAGCAGTTGCTGTTGCAATCGTGACTTGATGTCCGGCTAATGGCTTTTTGATAATCCAAGTTTTACCACTTAGTCCAGTTGGGTCAGGCAAAGTGATGGTAAAATTCCCGGCAGTTGTACTTGCTATTATCAACCAATCGTCTTTCGTTGCCGAGTAGTTTGCTGATACGGTTGTAACTGCACCCCCACTCAAATAGTTGGGATACATCTCAAAGTTTCCAATGTAGAGTGTATCGGATTTGGTAGGTTCAAAATCATTTGAAACAAGAACAACCGACCCATCAACCCCATTAGGATAATGAATGTTTGTTGATCCAAATCCACTATTGTTAATGCCGTTTCCGCTGAAGTTTTCACCAACAAAAACACCACTTCCTTCGCTTGTTCCAACGCTGACCCCTTTAATACCAGGTTTGATTGGAAATTGACCACCGGGATACACATCACCATAGACATCGGTGTGAGCCCCTTGAGCAGTTCCAGCACCCATTTTTTTCATCGTGATTGCCGCTGGTGGAATGAATTGAGCCAAAAGGAATTCACACTCATAAACACCTTCTTCAACCGGATTGTAATCGTTGACCTTGTTTAACCTCCAGTATTGTCCTTCAAAGAAATACAAATTGCTGAATCGCAAGTTGAACCAATCCGATGGCGTAATTCTGAAATAAGCTCTTACAATCTTGGAGTTCTTATTGGTGATCTCGGTGATGAATCGGTAGTAGTAGTTAGTGACAAGGTTTGAATTGGTGTAATTGTATCCTGCACCGATACCAACTTCTCTCGGCATTCCAAACAAAAGGTCAATTGTAGGGTTTGAAAGTGAATCATAATGAATTGTCAAGGGAATTGCTGTCTTCACTTTCTGCGCACTCAAGGAAAAAGTACGAGCAAATGATGGAAGGAATCGCACACTTACACCATTTGTCAAACCACCGTAATACAATACCCTCAAATCTCCATCATCTTTGCCCTCAACCGCTGACAACACAAGGTTCTTTTGTCCAATGTCGTAGTTCCTGATTTGCGTAGGTACAAAAACAATCTCAATTTTCTTTTCACTTTTGACAAAATCGTTGTCTACCTGATAGGTTCTTTGTCCGTAGGTGGTTTGATAGTTCTCCTGGTAGCTTACATTCCCATCATCCTTTCCTTGTTTGTAAGTAAAGACATAAGGATTCGCATCTAACTCACCCATTGGAATAATCTCAACGGGTTGTGAGTAGTCCAACTTCTTTGTCCAATCCACATTTACACCGTTGTAGAAATCGTCACGGGGAACAATCCTCAGAACCTTTGGTTGGTCTTGGCTTGGCTCAATGTATAAGTTGAACATCTTGACAAACGACATCAGCATCTCGCTCTGCTTAACTTCCGTATTAAAGAAGATTCCGAAATCAACGGTTTCCCCATACTGGAAGGTGTAAGCGGTAATGTCATTCTGAATCGTTGAACCGACAGTTAGATTTATTGTGAAATCTGCATTTGTCAATGTGTACTGATCAGCCCAATCGTATACTTGTGCTAACTTAAAAGTCACAACATCGCTGGTGGAAAGTGCAACATTTGTAAACCCGTAGTCCAACGAAGATGGCATTGCATTTGGATCAACTGAAATGTACTTTGTTGATTGCAAAACTCCATCGACATACATCCCAATGTTGATGTCTATCTCCGCTTGAGATACTGGGCGGTATGAAGGATTAAGTGTCAAGGTCATACCCAATCCCAAGAAGAAAGAATAAGTACCACCAACGGGGACAGTATAAGCACCAGTAGTGGGGTTGTAGTTCGCACCATTGTCAAAAGCCCCACCGCTTGTATCGTTGTTAAATATCAGCGTAGTTCCCAAAGGCAATGATTGCGAGGTTGTCAACCGACTTGCCAAAAACAATCGGCTTGTCAATTGTGTAGACGATGCAATCAATCCGTTTGGTGGTGGCACAATCAACCTCTTGAATCGGTCAGTATTAAAGAAGGAATCGTTGGTGTATGAATACCCAGCACTTGTGAAAATTTTGTCAATGATGGTCTTTGCGTAAAGACAAGGTGTGAGTTCGTTGTACTGCCAATATGCAATACTTCTGACATGACCTTTGTCAATCATTGAATACACATACCCCTCACCATAAGCAAAAGCTTGTGAGCTTCCGTTCTTGACAATGCTTGTATCCCACGAATCAAAGATGTTGCCTGAAGACAAGGAGTGATTGTACTCGCTGAATTCTAATACATTCAATTTGCGGTCTGCGATGGTCGTGAATAGATCAGCCGTTTGTCCGTGTAGTGAACATTCATATTGGATGTCCGTTGAATCAAGCACATTGATTTGAATCAACCTGATAAATCCACGCATCTGCTCAATCTCATCAAGCAATACCACGACATCCGCTTTCTTATTCGGATTGAAGTCGGGTGCAAACTGCGTAGTTCCTTGAATGGTTTGTTCAACCTCAAAGATGTGAGAGAATAACTTGTTATTGGCACGAGTACCAGGAATGACAACCGTCTTTGTCCACTCACTTGACCTTGTTTCAGGTGACTTGATGTCAGCAATTGACTTGGAGATGAGAATGTCAAAGTTGTCCGATAGGTCAACTGGTGAGTTATTGACTAATAACCTGATCATAGTCGTTGAGATTTGTCAGCGAATGACAAGGTAACATCAAGTTCAAGGTTGAACAACTTGTCTTGGACACCTTTCTTCTGCTCATAGTTGGCATTATCAATGTTGACCGCATACAAAGTACCGTCATACATATACACCACCGGTGACTCAATTAGATCACGCAACCAAACGGATTCGGTGTCATCAATCCAATTGGATGTGAGTTTGACTTTCTGACTTGCCGTTGTATGATAGTTTGAACGAGTGCGGACGCTGGTCTCATAACCATATGTTGCACCGAGTGAATATGGGTTGGATTGGAATTGCTTTCTTGCAACCTCAAATGTATCTCTGCGAACCATATTGAAACGGAAGGAATCAAATCCACCGAGTCGGTTCATAAAGAAGATATCCGTTGTTTCGTATTTACTGCACTCGTCTTTTATGTTGATGCGATAGGTTTCTGACTTGGCAGTTCCACCAAGTTTCAAGACCACATCAAAGTAAGTCGCTGCACCTGGTATTGTCAGTTGGCTTCCCACAGGTATTCTCACGACCTTAGACGAAGGCAATGTGAATGTTTGGGTAGATGCATCGGAGTAAGTAATTACAACGCTTGTAGCATCACCTTTCAAAGCATACAACCAATCCTTCTGAGTGCGATGGATTGACCTCGTTCTGACATTGGTCAAGAACTTTGCACTTGATGATGTGGCAAGATATTGAGCTTGTGCGTAAGTGACCAAATCAAACGGATTCAAGGCAGCATTCCAAACAGTTCCAGTTGCGGAAGTCAAGTCAAGATACTCCGTGATTGTTCCCGTTGCTGATGCTGAATACTCATACCCGAACTCCACCTCGTAATCGCTGAAGGATGATGTGCATCCGCTTGGTGATGTATCTGCAAAGTTCCAATCGTTGCTCACATAACTCTCAAGGATGCGACCAATGTTGAACACCCCCTTGTTTGTACTTCCAAAATAGATGGGTGCTTTTAACTTGGCAACGGATGTCGCTGCGACTTTGACATTTGCAATGAACTTGAAATTGTCTTTTGTGTAGATACCACCTGAAGATTCCGTGATCACGAAGTTCGTGTCGTTGAATGCTGGATGGTAACTGTCGGGTTGTTGGGTGATTGATAGAGCCACGCTAAAAAATAGCCGATTGCCTCATTCGTTTCAAATGATCTCATTGAGACAAGCAACGATGTAGGGATTGAATCCTTTCCCGGCTGCATCCTCCAAACGCTTCTGCCGTTCTTTGGTCTTGGCTTTGTAGAACGCCATTGAATTCAAGAACTCAATCAAGGGCATATCAAGAATGAAATCCCACTTGGTGCGATCACCTTTGACAATCTTGTCAACTATCTCCAGCCAAACTATTGGGGATTGGTCAACTGCTCTTTCATCTCCTTCATCTGCTCCGTCAAAGAGCAAAGGATATTTTTCAATAATTCGGGATAAACTTCCAAAAAAAAAAGAGCATAAGTGTACGGAAGTGGAACAGGCAAGTGCAACATCAATCCACATTTGTCCTCATAGTGTGCCTGAGCATCAACGACCTTCTTGTTCCTTCCAAAGAAATCAACCTCCACCGAAAGTAAGGCAACAATCTTGTTCAACGATTCAATCACATCACCGTTGAATACCTGCTGGAGTTCGATGAAGTGGTGACCACACATCTCGTTTGGCGTTTTGGCTAACTTGAAATAACGACCACGCAGTTTGAACATAAACTGAATGGGTGCTTTGGGTAGGTCGTTTAAGAACGACAACTTCTCAAACTCGGTTGTGAGCTTGTCCAATGTCATTGATTCGACCTCATCCATTGAAAGATTCAAAGCAATGGCAAGGATGTTCATCTGCCTTTCAAGGTCAGACATATCACGGCAAGAGTGAATCTCTTGCAGTTGGTGGATGGTTATGTTTTTCCAATTCATATTATGCGAAGTAAAAAGTGCCTGGTCTATTGTGAGCTTTGCAATCAACGGCAAGTGCAAGAGCCATTACGCAGTCATCGTGTAGTCCAACGGGTGCAGTATATCGCACACCTGTTCTTGTATATTCAAATTCAAAGTTCTCCATCTCACTTCCAATCGGTTCTTCAGGAAAGAACACATCAGTTTGTTGCACCGACATCACCAACCCTTCAATGAGTTGTTGTTTGCTTTGCGATGTAAACTTGAATCCCTTCACTCTTTGACAAAGTCGCTGGAGTTGTTCAACGATAGGATCTCCAACTCCGGTACTATCCACAAACGATGGTGTGTTGCCAATCAGTTTAACAATCCTCGCTTGAGTGACTGACCAATCCGCTTGGAATCGTTCGCAGAAACACACACAGTTGTTTGCATCCAGTCCGATAATCACCGTGTAATCCGAATACTTTGCCAAATCCACTCCCCAAGCAACAACGGGCATTGATGAAATTGGTCGGTAACATTTGCGGATTGCATCCAAGCCAAACGGATTCGACTTGTCATCGGCTGGTTCTGCAAGGTAGAGTTCACGGAATACATAATCAGGTAGATCACGCTTGGCTTGTTCAATCTCTTTCTCCGAGATGATGCCTTCCCTTGCTGCATCGTATGCCGTAATCTTGAAATACTTGTATTCGGCTTCTCCTTGCCTTGCTCTCTCACCTAATTTGTAGAACCAATTCTTTTTGCCTTTGACATTCCCGATGAGTTTGCATTTGCCTTGTGTAGCAGTCAGCGTTGAACGGAGTGCATACCACGATTCCTCACGCATCCTTGATGCCTCATCAATCACCGCAGCATAGACATCATCTCCATAAAGGTTGTCGGGTTTCTCACCTGACTTGAATTCAATCCGTGATCCCGTTGGTAGGGTCAACAATAGTTTGGTTTCGTTGCTGATGAAAAAGTTCTTGTCCGTGACTTGGTTCTTCATCCTTCGGAATGCAATCTCCGCTTGTTGGTATACTGGAGCAACCCACCACACACTCTGACCATCCTTGCATTGGAGTGCTTGTTCAAACAGCCAAATGATATGTGATGCCGTCTTGCCTGTCTTGGTTGATGCAGCCGTAATCGTGAAACGGGCATCGCAGTCAAGGATGTCCTTTTGGTAGTTGGTTAGATATGGTCGGGTGTAGTTTATTTGCATAAGCTTTGATACACCGACAATCGTGTCAAGTTGTGGAGTGCAAGGTTGTGATGCTTGTTGCAGTAGTCGTAGTTGCTTTGACCCATTGACTGACGAACTCCGTGACCGGCATCAATCAACTTCTGAATGCCTGATCTCCATTGGTTGCGTGGAAGAAATAGCACCCCATCGTTTGCGGTGTGATACAGGTAAGGCAAGACGGCAGAACAAATGATTGGCTTTTTGTAGGCACTCGCTTCCAGTATCTTCAGCTCAGATTTGCAGTTGTTAAACTTGGTATCTTGCAAGGGTGCGACCACGATGTCAAAGTGCTTGTACACCTCACCATATTCAAACACGGTTGTTCCTTGCACTATGTTTGCATCGGGCATACTCTTGGCAATGCGATTCCAAATCTCGCCTGGTGTATATCCGCAGATGTAGAACTCAATGTCCATTCCTTTGATCTCTTCAGCAATGAGCTTCAAGTCCTCCTCGTGAGTAACTCCACCAACCCATCCGACTTTCACTTTGTCAGTTCTTGGTAGTGGTTCGCCTTCCCATTGTTTGTGTGAGTAGTCAAGGCAGTTGGATGCTATCACAACATTCTCGTTAATTTGCCGAATCTCTTTGGCAAGTGCTGGAGTTGTGGTGATCACCGCATCAGCGTAATTGATGGCATCCTTCACTCCTTGTTTGATTCCTTTGCGATATGCCCAATATGCCGGGTTGTATTTTGGGAGAACCCAATAGTCATCAATGTCCACAACATAGGGAGTGCCTGAATCAGCAATCTTCTTCAACACATCATAATGCTTTGCACCAAGCCATCGTGAGAAGATTATCACATCAAATTGCGTGTAGTCAAGTGTGAGCCATTCTTCAGGTGATTGACAAACGCTGACATCCGCTTGTCCGTCAAGTTGCATCCGTAGATGTGGGGTGTATAGTCGGTGGTAAACTACACCATTGATTCCGTCAGTTAGTATTAGCAGTTTCATTCGTTTGGTAATAAAGGGATAGGCATCCAATACGACATCTCCACAAAGTTTCCCGTGAATTCATCAATCCAATATCCGTCAATGTATCGGGCGAGGTGTTTAATCTCTTGTATATCACTCACCACACAAAGTCGTTCATCTTCAGGTGGTAGGATGTTTTCATCTCTCCAGTTTGCTCTCATCTAAATTTAGTGTTATAGTAAAATTCTTTGATTCTATTGTTTGGTCAATCGTTTCTTTTGGTTTGCCTTGTGATCGTGTGAGCAACATCTCCAAGTTGAACAGGGAGTTTTTGTCGTGACCTTTTAGCAATGCACCGGCAATTGTGCGTTCCATTATTGTGTACTCATCCCCTTTGTCTATCTTCTCCAGTTCTTTCCGTGATAGCGAAAGCATTGACAACATCGTTTCCTCC